CGGAGTGAATTGTACGAATGATGAATGGCATCAGGCTGGCGAATGGTTGGATGAGTATCCCTTAGCTGTTGAGGGGGATTACTCTAAGTATGATATTCGACAGAATGGTCAAGTCATGCGAGCTTTCACTACAGTAATTTTGGATATTGCTCGCCGTTTGGGATACACTCCAAGAGATTTGCGAATTCTTGAGACTATTATATTTGATCACACAGCCACTACATGGATGTATGCAGGAACGATCTTTAAAACAGACGGAAGTCTTCCGTCTGGAGCCCTGGATACTATTCTATTGAATGGTGGAGGAAACTCGTTGAGGAAGCGAATCTTCTACTATATGTCGTGGTGGCGTCATCATCAATGTCAGCCTCCGCCTTTTAGGAGGCACGTTCACGCTTTGACAATGGGTGATGATAGTGCTGATACAACCAACCTCCTGTGGTATAATGCCCGGGAAATGCAACTATTTTTCTCGAGCTTCAACATGCCGTTTACGGATGCAAACAAAAATGAAATAGCCATACCAACTGTGCATTTCTCAGAACTAACGTTTTGCAAACGAAGATGGCGGATGGATGCTCGGACCCGCACTTATCTTGCTCCAATTGAGTTGAATTCTATTCGGAAGAGTCTACACTGTGTTCGTGACAGTAAGACTCCAATAGCAGACATCATGATTGGTAATGTTGACAATGCTCTTCGGGAGCTTGCGAGACATGACAGATACACTTTCGAGGAAGATCGTGCTGTTATACGCAAAGCTTTGGAAAAGATGAATATGATACATCTATCCAGGCGTATTGACACTACCTATGATGATTGGGGTAAGATATTTGTACAAGGCTCCAACGAAGACAATCTAATCGAGTTCTTTTTAGATGCCTTCGTCGAAGACGAGGGGAGCTGTACTTCTTCTCTTTAGGCTACGGCCGTACCAACTTGTATATAATATGTATTGATTACCATCTCCCTTGTGTTGCGCCACTTGAGGAGAGGGCTTATATGTTATTTGTGCGTAATGTTTGAGGATTAATGCTCCCACCAAACTGTATCAATAAATGTAGCATTTCTATATTCAATGTAAATATTAATAAAAGAGCCGGACAGGCTGAGAAAACTGTTGATTTCAAAGACCAGCAATCAACATGGGAATATCGGATGAATACTCAACCCGATCCCACTTTTGGCAATGCGGATACGTCTGATGTCCCTTCTGATTTCTTTGAGCGACCGGTGAAAGTCGCTGAATTTAGTTGGGAAATCGGTTCGTCATTATTTCAAACTTTTAATCCATGGGCTTTGTACTTTGAAGAGCCCCGAGTCGC